TTATTATTTTTGATAAATTTAATGTTAATACAATAAATATAATATGTGTATTCTTTTCTAATATTACTTTTAATACATTTTGTATTGATATATTTAATAAATGAAAATTATTAAATATGATTATTTTCTTATTATTACAAAAAACATTATATGATTTACATATATCTTTTATTAATTCAAGCCATATATCTTTATTTTTATATTTAATATTTTTTAAATTAAATTCATAATAATAATTATTTTTAATATATAGTATTCCTTTATAGTCAATTTCTTTATTGGAATTTATAATATATACTTTATTTAATGCATTAATTATAGTTTCATATCCTAAATTACTACCATATAAACAAATATTTGGATGGTTTTCATTTTTTAATAATCTAAATAAATTATTTTTTAATTTATCTAAATACATATCTTTTTTAAAATTATATATAATATATTATCTTTATATCCTTATTATATATTATGTTTATATCCTTATTATATATTATGTTTATATCCTTATTTTTATAAATTCTATAATTTAATTATATCAGTAAATAATGTTTCTAATTATTAAAGATGAAAAATTTAATACAGACAATATAATAATATCTCTACATCAAATATATAATTTTTATCATATTTATTATGATAAAAAATATATAAAATTAAGCGGAATTCCACTAACTATAAACTATACTAAAATTATTGAAAAAAATGATAGATTTTTTATATATTATGATTATAATAGTAATATCGATAAAATAAATAATTGGTTTAATTTAAGTATTCCAGATTTTTATTTTATTAGACAAGATATAAATAAAAGTGAAAAATATATTATTGGAAATTCATATAAAGATATAAGTAATAATCAATCATATGAAATTAAGGATAATTGTAATACAATTGATATAATTATATATAAAATTAAATATATTAAAGGGAAATATATACCTATAATTAATATAATATGAATCATATACAAGATGATACCAATTTATTATTTTTAATATCAAATCCAGATAACCATATTAAAAATAATAATCATAATATAGTTAGAATAGATAGTTTAAAACAATATATTATAAAAAAATTTGATTTATTTAATGAAGAATTAATAAATATTATATATACTGATATTTCCGATTATATCAATAAAATAGATATAGATTTATTAATTATTAACAATTTATTAAACAATATTATTAATAAAATTATTAATGAATGATCTCATTGAAAAATCATTTATTAACTCAATTAAATGTGATATTATTAAAGAATTATTAAACAAATATGAATTATTAGATTTAGATATTTCATTAGATGATTATACAAATTTTATTATTAATAGAGTTAATATTTATTCAGAACATCCTAATTTTATAATTAGGGATGATAATGATAATAAATATATTAGTAGAAAAATAACTATAAATAAAAAAAATAAATGTATTACAAGATTATGGAACAATTCATATGGCGGACAATGCTCACATTTAGCTACTTGTAATAATTATTGTAAAAAACATGATTTAATGATAAAAAAATATGGAAAACTTAGATTTGGTAATATAAATGAAATTTATCCTGAAAAAGATTATTTAAATAATAATATCCTTAATTGGTCTAATTAATTTTATATTTATTTAATTCTGTAAATATCTCTGAACCATCTTTAATTAATTTATTAATTACATTATTTAAGTAAATAATATGTTTATCTTGAATTTCAATTGTTTTACTTTGAGAATCTATTTTTTTTTGTAGATTTGCTCCATCTATTATAAATCTATTTATCAAATCCATTGTCCCAATTATCTCTGTATTTGAATTTATTTTCTCCTCTATATTTTTCAACATTAACTTTTTTGATTATATTAAACAATTTATTATTAACTATAAAACTATGATCAATATTTTCAGTATATGATGTATGTCCTTTGTCTTCCAGATTTAACAAAGAACGACCTTCAATTAATTTATTCGGCATTATTTATAAATTAAAAATATATTAATTCAAATTTTATTCAATATTTATAAAACCGGTTTTATAAATAATATTTACAATAAACTATCTAAATATTCGTATCTATACATTTTAATCAAATATTTAATTATATGTTCTTTTTTAAATATATATGTAGGTGAAGTTATTTCGTTTAAAATAGTATCACCTTGATAATCGTCATTTTCTAGATGTATCCATAATACATAATCTGTAAAATGATCCCATTGTGACTCCAGACTCCAACCACTACATACACTACATATATCACTTAGATGTGTTAGTTCATAAAAGCATTTATATTTTAATCATTTTTAATAATTATATATAATAAACTTCAAAACATATGGTTATAATGGTTATAAATATTGGATAAATATTATTAAAGGAATAATTCTTATCATATATAATTTCCTTTATATGGTTTAAAGCGGTCATTATAATAAATAATATCCAGATATATGAAATAAATTTCAAAGTTTCATTAGAATTATTATTAATTGAAGCGTATAATCCTACTATGAATATAGACATTGTAAAAAATCCTAATTCGGTCTGAAATGGGGATGATTTCCATCCAATTGATTTTGCAATTTTGTTTGATAAAAATAAATGACCGATTGCATAATATAATATAAGTGGTAATAACAAAAAATCAAATATTGTTTTAAATTTATTTATACTGTTATTTATTTGATATATTGTATTTGCTATTATTATTAATTGAAATATACTAAAATATTGTATCATATATTTATATATAATATATATATAAATTATAAATATATTAATTCAAAATTTATATAATGAAGTAAGGTATTCGTCCATTGATCGTTTAATTATAGATGTTAATTCAATTACATCTTCATTCTTCATATTATATTTTTTACTAATAACAAATGTATTTGCCATTATCTCTGTTTTTAATTTTATTACTTGTAGTTTTTCACCTAATTCTTTATTATCTCTAATATTTTTAGGAGACATACTATCCAATGAATCAATTAATACTAAATCAGAAGCATTTACACTGCTTATAAACCAATCCCAATCCCCAGATCTTGTTTCTTTCCATAATAGATATCTAATATTATCTGAGGGTGTTCCAGATACATTTACTTTTTCTAATCTATCATCACATAAATTAAATGATTTATGATATATATCACTTGTTTTAACATTTATATAAATCTCAGTATGATTAATCAACTCACCATCCGAACAGTTTGTTAATGGTTCGGAAGGCAATCCTGTTTGAATATTTAAACAATTATAAACAACCATTCCATTATTTTTAAAGAAACTACAGAAATCTGGATTATTCATAATTATTATTATTAATTTATATTTAAATGTTTATATTATTCAAATTTATTTCACAATACCAACATAATTGTAATTGTGGAGTAGATGGTATTATGATTAGGATACATTCTCACTTTGAATAAATTTGCTATTTGGATATTTAAAATTTCTTAAAAAAACTGTCGGTGATTCATCGCCTGTTCCATAATCTGATGGACCTGGACTATCAATTGCTCTTGTAAATACACCTTCTTGAGATGTTATAATATCATCTCTTTCAACTCTACCCCAATTTGTGTAATTTGTTTCGTCATTTCCCCCCATAAGTTCATTTACAGCACATATAGATCCGGTATCATAAAGTAGTTCTCCATTTTTTTCGGCACATATAGAATCTGTACAACCTGCTTGCTCTAATACACACGAGATATTTGAAGATGTGCTTTGTAACCATGGAGAATATGGTGGTCTTGAATAAGCTACACCAGTATTTTCTGTAACACCATTCGCAAGTTGACGTTGACCTTCCGCACGATTCCAAGATTCGGAACCTTCTTTATCACCCATTTCCCACCTTTTTAATTTCCCACCTCTTTGTGGTATAGATACAGGGTTAGCCCAAACAGCCGCATAATCTCTACCAATACCAACCCTTAAATTACCACCAAGACTAGTTGCATCTTCCTGTTGCCAACCCAAACTATCATATTTATTACAACATGAAACACAATTATTACAATTACAATTACCATCTTCTACAATAACGGGATGTGGATACCTTGGATCCGGACAATGAGATGAACCTAATCCAGTTGTAGATCCTTGTATACCGGAAGCCATTTTTGGATTATCACTAGACCTCCACCAACTACCATTATTAGTGGCTGATGAGAAATCCCAAGCACAAACATCAAATTGACTATTGCGACGACCCATTTTTGAACCAAATTTATATGGATTCGTACATATTAATGGAGCTACTGGAACCGGTGTCCAATCAAACACCCCTTGATCTGAATCAATTATATTACCTTGAAATTGACTACCACTAGGACCACTAGGACCACTAGGAGTAAGCCATTTACCAACACCTGTTATTTCTAAATCACCCACACCAGGACAATTGACAGTTCCATCTGAATTAACTATAGCACCTTCAACTTCCTTATTACAAAATGGACCTTGTCTTGGTTCATTTTGTGAAGATAAACCCAATCCAGCACCACCGGAACAAGATCCAAAATCTCGTTTTTTTAAAGGTGGATTAATCCAAGGATCTATTCCACCAAACATATTAGTTTCTACAAATCCATCTTTTGCCCAATCTGGATCAGGGTTATCTCTACCAGGATATTCATATACAGGTAAATCAATTAAATCAGAACCAGGATCTAATATACACCATTTTTCATATAATGGTTTAGAATTATCTTGTTCAATTAATCCCTCCATTCCTTCTTGTATACATTGAGATGGAATTTCACCATTACCTTCATACCATTTACACCCAGCTACAACAGAAGAACCGGTATTTGATATTTGTCTATCAATAGCTTCTATATCTGAAGCAAAACCCCTACCACCAACGGGTAATCTGTCCGCATTATAATAAGTATCTGAATTTATAACTTTATTTGCCCGAAAACTAGCACTCATATTACATAAATCTTTAATATCCGTAATTGGCTTACCAGCTCCATCTACTGGATTAAATTTACCACCTGGATAATTATCTATATTATTACCACTATCATCTTGGAATTGCCATTTATTTGAATTTTTATCATATTTATAATTATTTATATATTCACAAGTAGCAAATTGTGCGGGAATTTTATTATATGCTCTAGAGTCTTGAGCATTTATAGAATATGAATCTAAATTACCCTCTTTACGAGAACCAGGGAAAACATCGTTTTCATTTAATTCTAATGGCGCTCCTGTATTTGAATCTGATCCAATACTACTAATTGTTAATGTCATATCTTCAACAGGCTCTTCACCTTCGACCGGCACCATACCATATGGTCCTGCTTGTGACCAATATAATTTTTTAGTACATTCGTGAATACTTACTTCTTTTGGAGCAACAAATGTATATTCCCATCCACATTTAGGCAAATCACACCCTGGTCCTTCAATTTTACAACTTTGTGAAGTAGTATTTAATTCAACATTATTATCTTCTTCTTCTTCTTCTTCTTCTTCTTCTTTATTATTTGCAAATGTTTCTATAATACTATTTTTTGTAGAACCAGATTGACCCCATATATTCTCCATAGGTTCATCAGTATCAATTGTATCAGATTGAATTGATTTTATTTGATTTATAGATGAAGAAGATTTAATATTTTTATCACTTGAAGAGGGAGTATTTAAAATATTAGATAATGATTTTTCTTCTTCTTTTGATAATTTAATATCTTTATTTAGATAAAAACTATTTATTATATCTTGTTGTTTATTAATTAGTATATCATTAATACTCCTTGGTTTGAATTGTTTTATATTATCTACATATGTTTTATCAACACCATTCTTTTTATAATTATCAATTTCTCTTAAAATTATATTTTTTTTTAAATTAAAATTGGCATTATTTGTATCTTTATATGACATATTTAGATATGTTTCACATTTTTTAATATTTTTAAATTTTTCACTACCTGGATCTTTATTATTAGTATCTTCGGCATTATTCATAGTATCAGTATATCTATCATAGTTTTCTTCTTCTAATAATAATAAACAACGATTAAACCAATCAGTATTAATAGGTCCAACTTCAGAATCTATACAATTAAAACCAAAATATTGTTCTTCCGCCATTGTATTCCATTGTGAGTTATATAATGGTCTTCCATTAAATCTATTATAATTTGCACTTGGAGAAGTATAATCTCCTTGAGCATTTTCATATATATTATTAATAATTGATTGTTTTTCAATACCACAAGTTTTGTTATCACAATTTAAAGCTGGAGCACAACCATTAATATTGGGACTACATTCAAAAGTTTCGGGGTTACATAATATAGTTGTTTTACCAGTTCCATTCACTGTTGGACTTTTCCACATTGGATCTTCTTCAATATTAAATCTACCACTATGAAATCTATATCTATTACTTGATTCATCTATACCACATTCCATTGAAATCATACCACACATATCTCTAGGTGGATTAGATAAATCTATACCATATTCTTTTTCTGATTTATTTTGCCACCAACCATTTTTATCACCATAAAAATAAATAATTAAAGCAATAACAACTATCGCGATAATTATAAAAATCCCAAATGCCCCCGATGCGGTTTCAATTTGTTTTTTTTGAGTTGAATATAGTATATTTGGATTACCCATATATATATTATATTATATATATATATATGGATAATAAAACCGGTGGTAAATTAATTGGAACAGGTTCCGAATCATGTGTATTTAGACCAAACTTACCTTGTAAAGATAAAAAAATTGAAATAAATGAAAATTTAATATCTAAATTATTTCTAAGAAAACCTGAAAATTTAGAAAAAGAAATAAATTTTAATAAATTAATTGAAAGTTTAAAAAACTCGGAAATATTTACGGTTACATTGTCTAAATTATGTAAATCTGAAAACTATGAAGATATAAAAAAATATGAACCAGACATAGATAAATGTTTGAAATCAAATGGATATGATAATTTAATAAATAAAGATATGTTATATGGTCTATATGGTGGTATTAGTATGGAAGATAGAGTAAATGAATTATTTACAGAAGATGTATTAAATAATACTGAATCTATTAAAAAAACTATGGTAATATTTATGAAAGAATGTTATTCTCTATTTTATGGTTTATCTATAATGTATATGAATAATATACTTCAATTTGATATTAAACCTGATAACATCGTATATCATGAAGGGAAATTTAAATATATAGATTTCGGTTTATCTACAACATTTTCAAATATCGATGATATTAAAAATAGAGCATTAGATGAATTTAATGGAGAACCCAGAAGAATATATACATATTATCCATTTGATTTTTTATATGCATATCCAAGTGGATTGGATCTATTTTTTGAAAGTTTAAAAAGTAATAGAGAACATTTTGATTATGTAAAAGATATACACAATATATTATTTTATAGAGATTTTGATGAATCTACTAAAGATATATTAGATTTATCTATTAGTAATAAACTAAATGATAAAATAATTACACAGAGATTAGATACTTATAGTTTAGGTATAACAATATCGGAATTATTACTAAAAAAAATAATATTGGCAAATAATAATTTAAAAAAAGAAGATATGATTGATAAAATTCAAGATGTTTTTTGTGATAATAGTATGTATCCATATACTGAATTATTATATAAAATGACAGAACCATTAGCAAACAATAGAATTACGCCAATTATAGCTTTATCCGAATTAAAAAATAAATTAAATTATAATCCAGATTATGATAAAAATTCCAATAAAAAAACTAAAAAGAAAACCAATCGGAGTAAATCTCATCGCTAATAAATTTGAAAATTTATTATGATATATATAATTAAAATAAACAAACTAACTCACTAACAAACTCACTAACAAACTCAAACAATAATGGGTGGAAATATGTCAACTCAAAAGACCAACTTCATCAACCAAGCACACAAGTTCTATAGCGATAAGCCACTCGCTTATTGTGTTGATCTGTGGCAAAAGGGAGAGAATGACTCAATGATTTACAACGAAACAGAAGTTCCAAAGGGTGTTCTACCTCACGGGCACGATCATGGTGGAAAGCCGGTATTTCAGAAGTCTGTTCAAGATGGATGGGGTGTTGTTCAAGTAAAGGATCCAATTGATGGAGGAACCCTTGTTAACCGGACAGTTGGTTCTCATGCTGTTATGGCATTTATGCCAGCTGGATTCCGTGATGCTCCAACACCGAACAAGATCAATCCATTCCGGGAAGAGATCGGAAACCCCCAAGGATCTGACCCTCAAAAGTGTGCTTCAAGTCTATGTCATGTCGTGACAACACCTGTAGATATTTGCCGATACAATATCATTTCATGTGATTCAACCGATATTGATCTAATCCGGGAAATGGATCGTGTTGGACGCCAGGCTTGTCTGACACTCCGAGATGGTCCAGATGATATGGTTGGATCGCTTCGGTGGCATCTCAAGCAAGATGGAACTATTACACTTAAGGATGGGAGTGTTGTAAATACCAAGATGATTTCAAGTGATTTTGTAGATTCAACTGTGTTTGATACAGCACAAGCAGAAGGAATCGCAACAATTAATCATCTATTTGAAGAATCTCTTGAAACTTCATTCCATGTTGGTGAATCTGCATCAGTTGGATATCTACACAGCCACACACGCCCGACATGCTTTGATCTAACATCAAGGGAAAATATGGATCAAATGGCATCAGAACAAGGGTATGTCAAGGAAACATCAATGAGTGATTGTATTGAATATCTTGTATCAACGGAACCTGGTAATCTCAAAGATATTAAGGATTCCCTTAATGAGTCTGACTCTGATGATGATGAAATTCAATCAAGTGTATCTGAACTTCGGGTCACTGAAAGTGATGAAGATGATGAAGGTGATGGTCAATCTCTAACTCGCCAACCATCATCTCTATCCCACCAAGCATCTAGTCGGTAAATGTAAAAATAGAATATAAAAAAATAGAATATAAAAAAATAGAATATAAAATAGAAAATAG